ACTTGGTACATTAACTCCGTGAATTTGAATGGGTCCACAGGTACCTTGCATGCAGTTAACACGCTGTTTAATGTATCTATTAATAACCGGATTACGTCCTACACGTGAGGGGCACCCACTCATTTTTAGTCCTAGTTGATTAGTATTAACAGAACCGATACGTTGTCTAGCTCTTCCGTAGTATTTTACCATTATACATTACATAAATAATATTAATTCTGATTGAAATTATTATTATTTAACAAGTCCACATTTTACCGTAAATACCCCCTTTCCCATTATTTGAACATTTGCATGAAAATCTGGGTGCATAAATACGACCAACGCCACCACTCATCCATGCTGTGCGCAATTGCCTTTGGACAACATTTTTCATGGTCAAGTTGTAAGGTCCTTTACAAGCACAAGCAATTGCTTCTTTACTTGCGGTGTCACCATTAACACCGTAGCGACATCTATATTTTGTTGTACCGCAACCTACAACTTGAATATTGCATTTTACGCGTTGGGAAATGTAACGATTTATAGATCCTTTGCGACCTATTTTGGACGGACACCCGCTCATTTTTAAACCGGGTTGATTGGTGTTTACCGACCCTGTTCGTTGTCTTGCTCTACCATAATAACATACCATTTATAATATGTGCTTAGATTTTATTTTTACCAAGCGCTCCAATTTCCTCCGCCACCTAACGCCGCATTAGCTGCCATAGGCTCCTGTGATCCAAAGTTATTAGCATCCACTAACGTATTAGATGTTCCCGTTTGGTCCTGATACATACTTTGACTAGTCGGTCCCGTATCTTGTACAGGTTGTTGTACTTGAGGGGGTCTTTGCACAGGTTGCACAGTTGGTATCATACTGGATTGATTTTGTGTTCCTAAATAATCAGATCTACTAGGTTGATGCATTTGAGGTCTTCCGGAGATTGGTTGACTCACTGAAACTTTTGAATGGTCTTTACCCTTTTTCTTTTTTTTATTATCGACATCGCTTGATTTACCTTCCCACATATCACTTAGTCTATCAAATATAACAGACATTTTTCCCGCAATTTGATGATTAAGGGCAAAATAACCCATCAGTAATCCCAATGCCAATGTAGTGTAGTTAATCCTGTTCATGGAAGAACCACTATATGTGGGAATGGCAATAATTATTTTATGCACACAAAAAAGTAAAAGTAAAGTCATAACAGCTTGACCTAAAACTTCTGCTAAAAGTTCTATTGATCCTTTGGTATGTGGATTTGATTCTGCAAATATTTTTTTCATAAAAGAATCCACGATAGCAACTGGGATAATTGCTAAAACAATGTATTGCACACCGTTCATAAGACTTGCTTTAGAATCAGCATCCAAGGAAAAAACTTTAGATACAAATCCTTTACTATCATTAGAGCTTGAGGGTGAATCGCTTTCCATATATGAATTATGAAAAGAAATTAAAAATTAATAATTATTGATTATTATAATGATTAATAGATTCAGCCCTAAATTTAAATCCTTATACACGCATTCAGACTTGCAATACCGAAATCTGATAAGAAATGTGATTGGTTGTGGGGAACTAAAAAAAACCAGAAACGGCGCAACTGTAAGTTTATTTGGTCAACAGATGGTTTTCGGTTTACAGAATAATTCTATCCCTCTACTAACAACCAAAAAAATGGCTTGGAAAACATGCATAAAAGAATTACTATGGTTTATTAGTGGAGATACTGATAATCAAACACTGACAAAAAAGAATGTCAAAATTTGGAACGGGAATGCAAGTGAAGAATTCAAAAAATCGAGGGGATTAGACTATAAAAACAAAGGCGATCTGGGTCCCATATATGGGCACCAATGGCGTCATTTCAATGCAGAATATAAAGATTGTAAAACGGATTATTCAAATCAAGGTATAGATCAGTTACAAAATATAATTAATTATTTAAATGATCCCGAAGAAAGGTTTTCGAGGCGTTTATTAATGTCATCTTGGAACCCTTGTCAATTGGATGAAATGGTTTTACCACCTTGTCATGTATTGACACAATTTCATGTTAATAAAAAAAATGAATTATCTTGTATGCTATATCAAAGAAGCGGTGACGTAGGTTTAGGAATTCCATTTAATATGGCTTCATATGGAATATTAACATGCTTATTGGCTCAACATACAGGGTTACAACCTGGTAAATTAATACATAATATTGGTGACGCGCATATTTACGAAAATCATATACCAGAATTAAAAAATCAGATACTTAGAGACCCGCATCCTTCACCAATATTAACAATAAATAGGAGACATATGATAGATGATTATAATTTAGAGGATTTTCAAATAAATAATTATAAATATCATCCTTCTATTTATATGCCCATGATTGCTTGAATTGCGTAAAGTATTTAGAAATATGTTATCAATTAATTTTATAATGTCAAGCGCAATAGCAATGAATAGAAGAGTATCACAACAAGAAGGAATGAGAGAACCTCCCACCTTCCAAACGCCTGCTCCTAGGAAACAAGCGAACCGTATGAACGGAACACCCGTTCAACAGTGCTGGACTATACTGAATTTTCATGAGAAGCGACTTAATAATATTGAAACACAGACTCACCAATTAACGCATTTTGCAAGAAATAATGATACTGGTAAAAATGGTACTGGTAATAATGATATGCAAACATTATTACAAAGAATGGATAGATTGGAAGAGGAAAATGTTGCTCTTAGAAAATATTTGCAACAACAGCAGAATCCAGGGAAAAAATCGATGTCTTTAGAAATTTCTGAAGATTAAATTGATCAAATATTAACTTAATAATATTAACTTAATATTCGCACAACATGAAATTAGTCATCACGGAAAAAAACAAGGTACATCAATTGGTCGCTATATTTAGACATCTCAATGGCATTGTTACCGATGTTAATATTAATTTGAAGTCTGACAGTTTATACATACAAGGCATGGATGCGAGTCATGCTTGTTTGATCGAAATTAATATAGAAAAAGAATGGTTCGACGGCTTTGAAATAGAAGAGGGGGTTATGGGAGTAAATTGCGGTATGCTATTTAAAATCATTGATTGCTGGAAAGATGGACAAACCATTACCATATATTCCAAAAATTATGATAAATTATCTGTAGATTTTGAGGGCGAAAATACTCTTACAAAACGATTTGAAATTCCTTTAATGGATATTGATAGCGACGTTATGGAAATCCCAGAAACAGAATATCAAGTTGATTTATGCCTGAAATCCACCGATCTTAAAGAAATTATCAGCGAACTTTCGATCTTTAATAATACATTACAGTTAAATTGCGATGAAGAAAAGGTGATTCTTAAAGCTCACGGCGATTCGGGATCAGCCACTGTTGAAATAAAACAGGACGATATTGATGAATACGCGGTAGAAGAAGATTCCAGTTTGTCAATATCATACGGTATTAAATATATTAATGCTGTATGCGCATTCCATAAGCTTAACAAATATATTTATATTCATTCAAGTGAAAATATTCCAATTAAGTTACAATATTCTTTGGACGGGGAGGATGACAATGGTAGAAATTTTGTAAGGTTCTTCATAGCACCCAAGATTGAAGACTAAAAATAATACGGAAAAAAACCAATAATCCTTTCTAAAAGAGTAGTAATATGAAATATCTTATTACCATTTTTATATTTTGCATAGTCTTATTTTTATATTTACATATTCAGTATCATTTAAAAACCAGTAGTGATTTAGAAATATATACAATTGAGCAACCTTCGAAGGATAAATTAGAAGAAATATGCGATTTAAGACAACCGGTGTTAATAGATTATAGAATTGATAATATCATAGATAACTGTAATCTCTCCACATTAGACGATAATTACGGTGCTTTTGATATTAAATTGAGAGATGTAAAGAATAAAGATAAAAACAGTGAAATGCATCTTCCATTTCTTTTTAAAGAGGCGATAAATTTATTTCAAAAAGATGAAAACAAAAAATTTATAACCGAAAATAACGATGATTTCTTAGAAGAAACGGGGGTTAAAAAACATTATAAATATAATGATTCATTTTTAAGACCTCATTTAGTATCAAAATGCTTGTATGATTTTTGGTCAGGTTCTGTAGGATCTTGTACACCTATGAGATATCATTTAAATTACAGAAATTATTTATATCTCACAAGTGGTAAGGCTAGAATTAAACTAATTCCTCCCAAATATACCAAATATTTAGATATTTATAAAGATCACGAAAATAGCGAATATAGATCACCCATGAATCCTTGGGATTTAAAGATTGAACATAAAGCCGAATTTAGCAAGGTCAAAGTTTTAGATGTGGATTTGTTACCAGGAAGATTATTATATGTACCAGCATATTGGAATTATACTATATGCTATGATGAAATGTCAAGTATCGCCGTTTTCCAATATAGAACTTATATGAACACAATTGCAGTTTTGCCTGATTTAATAATGGGAGTCCTTCAAAAACACAACATTCAAAAAAAAATTGTAAAATCTCATACAGAGGAAGATAAAAATAAAATTGAATAATTTATAATATGATTGTTTATAAATTAAACAACCATGTATAAGATTAATGTGAGTGATCGAGAATATAGAGATTACGTTATTGTAGATTGTAAAAGTCTAAAAAAGGCAGCAGATATTACAATTAACGCGCCTTTGCACAAATTATTTACTCAAGATATTTTCACTATAAATAGCGATAAAAGTGTCACAATAGAACATTCCTCTGTCAGATCTATGTCAACAATACCTGCCGTTTTGGTATTGGAAGGCAATAAAATGTTCGGAAAATACAAGAATCGTTTCCTGTATAAATGTTTACCCGACGACAGAAGACTTCCCATATTCTTAGTTCCTTATAAAATTAAAAATAAATTCAATAAAAAATTAACAAATAAATATATAATATTTGAATTTCGAGAGTGGATAAATAAACATCCACTTGGTGTTATAACACAAACTCTTGGTGATGTATCAGAACTTCCCAGCTTTTATGAATATCAACTATATTGTAAAAGTCTCCATGCTTCTATACAAAATTTCAATAAAAACACAATGAGAATACTCAAAACAAAATCTGAACAGGAATTTGTAGATCAGATTATGTCAACATATATACTTGAAGACCGACGAGAAACGCACGATATTATAACTATTGACCCAATAGGTAGTAAGGATTTCGACGATGGTTTTAGTATAATGGAAGTCGATAAATTTTACACTTTGAGCATTTATATATCCAATGTATCGATATGGATGGATACGTTGGGTTTATGGGAATCATTTACTAATAGAATTGCTACCATTTATTTACCTGACAGAAAGCGTCCAATGCTTCCAACCATTTTATCAGATGCGCTCTGTAGTTTGCAGGAAGAGAGATCGCGCTTTGCGTTCACGCTTGATATAACTATTGATTCAAATACATATGAAATCATAGAAACAAAATTCCTTAACACTGCTATAAAAGTTCGAAAAAATCTTAGATATGATACAGTAGAACAAGAAACCGATACTACATATTTAAAAGCATTAAAACTAATTAAGATACTGAATCGCAAATTCAAATATTCGGATTCTATAACCACGAGTCACGAATTTATTGCTTATATTATGATTTTAATGAATTATATCTCAGCAAAGGAGCTCAAAAAACGAGAAATTGGTATTTATAGATCCGCAAAATATAGTACAAGTTTCATCCCCCCAAAAAACGTTTCCTCCAAAGTTCAAAAATTCTTAAAAATGTGGAATAGCACAGGAGGGTCTTATGTAATGTATGAAAATATCAGCGGACATGAAATACTTGATTTAGACGCATATGTTCATATAACATCGCCTATTAGGCGATTGGTGGATCTTTTAAATATAATCAAATTCCAAGAAGCGCTAGAAATATTTACAAACGAAAAGTCTAAACAGTTTTATTCTAGGTGGACAAATCAAAAATCTTTTGAATATATTAATGTTACAATGAAGTCTATTCGTAAAGTGCAGAATGATTGTTCTTTATTAAACAAGTGTTCTTCGGATGAAAAGATAATGAATAACGAACACGATGCTTTTATATTTGATAAAATAGTAAGGAATGACTCATTATTTCAATATATGGTTTACATTCCAGATATAGGTCTTGTTAATAGAGTAACAAGTCGACACGATATCCCAACATATAGTAAAAAGAAATGCAAGTTGTATTTATTCACTGATGAAATACGACTCAAAACAAAAATCAGAATAGCACTATTATAATAATTCTTAGTATATGGCGTCAAATTAAATTTTTTTTTTGTTATTATAGTGTAAATGGAAGGACAACCGTTATTGGAATCGGATCAGCAGGAAGATTTAACTATCCCTTCGTGGGAAAATCTGTGTTCTCATTATGAAAGCAGATGGGCAAAGGAGAAGGAGAAATTTCAGACACAATTAAAAAAGCACTTTCAAGCACTTGTGGAGAGATTTGCATGTGGTAAACAGGAAATTTATTCTTTGTGTGTAGCCGATAGACTCGAAAAGAAATATATTAGGGCTTTTTTGGAAATTTTTGAATCGGGATACGCTCCTCATGTTGGAGATGTGGAGAGAATTGCAAATAAAAAGGTAAGAAAACTTCATATTACTATGCCAAATAACTATGCAGATTGACTATATCAATATACTTTAGTTTATCACGA